TGGTGGACCCTTGAATCGTTCCAGATAGGCGAACTCGGGCAGATCGACCCTCAACGGGTTGGACTGCTCCAGTACGCTTATCAAACTGTTTGGATACAAGTCTTAAATCCTCCCTTTCGAGAGGCACCGATCGCTACAGACGAGTCAACGACAAAACGGGCTTAAGGCCTAGTCTCGTTCACTGTCCGATCGCTCGGAAGTGTGGATGCCAGCAAAACGGAACACCACTAAGTGTCATCGACACGTGGCAATGTTCCTCTTCTCCGTGCAAGCGCGTATCTAGGGATCTCGACGACCTCTAGAACGGTTTGCGCATTCAGTGGTCTAGGTGCCGTGTACACGTCGTACACGTCCGCCTGAGACCTAATTTTTGACCTTTCTATTGGACTCGCGAAGTCTGGGTATCGCGTAGTATCAATGTCGGTCTTCATTAAGTAAGTTTCGAGAGCACCTTGGTCGACTATAAACTCGACCGAGGTGTCCCCGATTCTTTCCCTCAAAGCTTTCCTGAACGCACCTTCGTCGAGGTCGTGGTTTAACCAGTTCTCGACGGAAATGCGCCAAATGTCCTTGTCAGGAATCTTGTTAACCGCAAGGTTAACGAGTTTCCTGTCGTTGGTTATTACAATAATAACCTTACAGTCAGAGCGATCTGCCTGTAGGAGTATTATCGGATCATCTTCTATGACGTCCGTCGGCGGGAGTGTGTACTCTCTCCCGCCGAGGATTTGCTCATAGTTTTCGTAAAACCAGTCCTCCAAACGGTTCATTCCCCGCTCAAACGGGGAATCAACCTTTGGTGGACCCTTGAATCGTTCCAGATAGGCGAACTCGGGCAGATCGACCCTCAACGGGTTGGACTGCTCCAGTACGCTTATCAAACTGTTTGGATACAAGTCTTCCTCCCTCTCTGTACCTAAAGTCCAGGGCGAGTTGGAAAACTTTGACATCTTACGAGCAACCTCGACGACGCCACTATGAGTGGCGACGTCGAGTTTGTTCGACATACCTTTTATAACATCAAAGAGGTCTGACTTAGGACGATCCTGAGACAGTTCTTTGATCCTCTCTTGGAAGAGGTAGTATGCCTGAATCTTTGATTCAGGTATAAGCCTCCCGTTTCCTTTAAGCCTCTGGAGCACACCAGTGGGAAATAGCTCCCATTGGTCTGCTCTGACGGCCACGTATTTTTTAATGGGATCCTTCTCCGAGATCGTTTTGATCTCGAGGTAAGATTCCTGTTCAAAGTGAGTATTCCCTGTCATAACTCCTCGGAGTTTTGTCAGGAGAGGTTCCCGTTCGCCTACGAGCTCACGGAGGATTGTGTATGCAACATTCCTCGGGTGAGCTCTCTGACTCATTACGGCGTTGGCCCAACTGACTGGATTCCAGTTAGTTGGAACCTTACCGATTCCGAACACTTGTCTTGGAATGTATACCGGTTGAGACTGGTATGACAGACCAAGACATACATCTTGGCAGGCGGAGACCACGCCGTACATGAACTGTACGTTGCGTTCTCCACCCTTTCTTACGTACTCCATGTCCTTTCCCAAGAGTGTGTACTTACCCTTGGGATCGGACGAGAAGTCCCTTCTGTCTTTACGTGTATCTATCACGAGTCGAAACTTCGGCACGTCTAGATACGGTAACAGTTTGTCCGATTTCAACCTGTTCGCGTTCGCGACAGTGTGAAACCGGTCGATCGGAATCATCGCAACTTCCTCACAATAAGTGAACCAGTCACTTGTTATGAAGAAGTCGTCTTCTGAAAGTTCGTAGCCTAGTTGCCTGGCGGCTTCTAGGAACGCGAACATCCATTTGTCTGCAAGTGGTCCGCATTTGACTTCGACTCCGTCGTCGCCATTTCCGGCACCTGTGCCTACTAGCTTCCCAACTACTCTGTCTGCGTAGGCAGAGCAGATGGGGTGTGCTATCGATAGGTTCGTTTTGGTCAAGGGATCCCCCATAGGGATCCCGTTGACCGCCCGACCTACGTACTTATTGTTTACATAAATGTCTTTCTGGCCTGGCCAGATCGACAGTATGTCTTCGATTACATCTTTCGGTGTGTTCATCTTTTTCAAGAGTGTACCCATCGTTAGATGTGCAGATTCGTGTGAGGGCCTGTCGGTTGCTTTCTTCCAATCGAAAGAAGCAACTCGGACCTCCTCTTCGAATAACAGTTCTCCGCGGACGGGATCAAGGTGATTGATCCCTTCCACGAACCTGTAACCTAACCTAGCGGCTTTAAAGGAATCTCTCAGGAGAGGTTCGCTTTTAGCTGCTTCTATCGTCATGTGTGAGAATGGTTGCAGGACTGCGTCCTTGTAAAAGGACCCAGCCGTGACCACTCTGCACTTTCCATTCTCACGGATACCCGCCACGTTTGTTTTCCAAACGGCCGGGTCACTCCGTCTAATCATCTCTCTCCCTTCACGGAAGACCAGATTTCCAATCTGGCCACCCGTGTTGTCGGGAGAGAACTCAGGTAAAGGAGGGATGTCCCCACACCTGAAACGCTGTTTCAGGTGTCCGAACTTCCCTTCGTCTTTCTTTCTTGTCTCCGTACACGCAGAGGTAGACATGCTCACTCTGAAGTGAGGTGAATACCCCTGTGCGTTCGTAGCTATGTTTTCGCAAACAAACTCGATGGCCTCTAACAAGAAGTCATCGGGTTTGAACTCTTTTTTGACCGTGACCTCATCAATGAACTCATTGATGGTGTCCGCGACCATTTTCTTGTCCGCGAGGCCGGTTGCCCGCGTCTGTGTGAACGCACAGACTCGGAACATCTTGGCCTTCGAATTCGTATGTGATGTCTGGTTGTACTTGTCAACGACAAGTCCAACCCAGGACATCTTCCTTATCGAACGCTCCGAGGGCCTGTACTTTTCTTTAAGAAAAGCGCATTTCCTGAGCTCCTTTTTAAATTTCTTCCAACCTCTTTGATAACCTGCGTAATCAAAGAGGCAGTTGGAAATGATCGAATTTATAATCCTGTCCGAAGCGTCGTATGCACGCTTCGGATCAGGACTAGTGAACAGTGCCTCAGGGTACGATACAATTAGGGAACTAATTGTACCGTCCACCGTGTGCAATATCTCCTTCAGATGGAGTGTACCTTTCTTGGTTTCAAGTAAGGCGTCCACCATCCTTCTGCAGTTGGGCTTTAACCTCTTGTACCAAAAAGTACGAGAGGATAAAACCCTCTTTTTATCCTTTGGGTCAAGGTAGACAAACTTCTGTTTGCCAAACCTTGCCTCCCAAAGATTCATGTAATTGTAGTCCCAGGCCTCCTCAAGTCCACTTGAGGAGATCTCGGACCCTGATAAACAACGTGCACTCAGGATAAGGAGCCTTATAAACTCCCTACCCTGGTCCACGCCATTGTCGCATCCACTTTCCGTCCGTAGCGATACGGTTAACGGGATTGATGCATGGTAAAATACCATAAACGAGTACAAATCCAAAAGGATCCCTTTTGGTTTTCTATTTGAACAACGTCGCTG